GTGGCGCCAGTAGGACCCGCAACGCCAGTAGCACCTTCGGGGCCGGTAGCACCTGTCTCGCCAGTTGCACCCGTAGGTCCTTCAACTCCAGTAGCGCCGGTAACGCCAGCGCCTGTTGCACCCTCAGGGCCGGTTGGTCCCTCGACACCAGTAGCGCCAGTCACGCCTGCGCCAGTTGCACCAGCAGATACAAGGAGCTGCCAGTTAAAATTCGGAGGCGGTCCGCCGATGGTCCAGCCCCCAGTATTGGGCAGCCAATACAAGGACCCCTCAAAGGTAACCGCATCATATAGATAGTAAACAGTGGCGCCGCTCCACTCTCCCCTGTAGTTGTAAGGGAGCGGCCCGGTCGCGCCAGTAGGGCCCTCGACGCCAGTAGCACCCTGCGGGCCAGTGGGGCCAGTGCTGCCATCTACACCAATAGTGCCAGCTACACCAGTAGCACCAGTCACGCCGACCGCTCCCGTTGCACCGACTGCACCCGTGGCACCACTGGGACCTATTTGGGTGTACATCACCTGGGCAACGTTTAAGATAACGCTCGGAGCCTGCGGATGAATGCCGTCACCCGCGATAGTATCAACTGATATATCGATATGATCAGCAAACCACCAAAGTTCTAGGTAATCATTGGCGGCGACGGTTGCTTGGAATTCAAATGTAAAGCATGCGTGATATGGTGAGCTTATTGATTTACGTTGCTGTATATCAATCCTTGTATTGCTATCCGGTACAGTTGAGCCATTTTTCTTAATAAAGAAGTCAACCTCCGAAGTCTGTGCGCCACTGTTTGTAACCTGTACAGACGCAAGCAGTTTATATGTTCCACCCGATGAAAAAGTAATACGGCTATTAGAGGCAACGGTAACTCCACTGCCCTCTAGAGTCGTATTAATCGTGATCGGCTGAGCTGCCGACGTACTGATCAGTGGCTGGTCAGTGGTGTCGATAAAGTTGCCATACAGACCCAGCACACCGCCCGTACCAGTAGCACCAGTTGCGCCAGTGGAGCCCAGAGCGCCGGTAGCACCCTGGACACCAGTTGCGCCTTGCGGCCCCTGCGCACCGATGACCCCAAGTTCTACCGTTTCAACAATAGGGATAGCCCCAAGTTCTACGGCAGCAACGTTCGTAACGATTTGTACGTTAAGATCTGGCATCAGTCTGCATCCTCAGGAGCGGTGAGGCCGGGGTCAATCGTAACCAGACCTTCCAGCCAATAATCCCTGTCGCCACTGGCATAGTCAACCATCAGGTCCCACTCTGCAGCCTTCTTCAGCGGAGTGGTTTCCGGCCAGTCAACAATCATATTGAATTCGCCTGCCGCAGCATCGAGCATCTCGATTTCGATATCTAATACTTTGTTGCGTCTTTTCTTGTCCCAGATTTGGGCAAATACTTGATGGCCAGTCAGGTCAATCGGCAGCGTAACCTGCTGCTTAAAAGTGGCCCGTTGATATATGGTAATGTCGTACCTTCCGGGGACCACTGGCAATGATGTCACTAGAATAGTTTACCCGCAGATAATAAAAAAGGAGGCCCTTTCGGGCCCCCATCTTTATCCTGTTAATGGTCAGGGAAGGGCTGCGGTAGCGTCGACGTTGGCGAGACGAGCAGCGGCACGGCCATTGATCAGAGCCAGGCCACAGTACCACTCAACCCGGGTGACCAGGGTGGGGGAATCGGTAGCTTCACCCAGATCGCGGACTTGAGGACCGCCGTTCTGGATGCCAGTCAGCAGATCATTGCCGAAGGCCACCACATAGATGGACTGATCAGAGGCATCGCTATCGAGGATGGCAACGTTCTGATGATCGCGGTCGATCTCCAGCACGGGCACACCGCCGTAGAACAGTTGCTGATAACCGAAATCGTTACGCTCGATGTCGATCTGGCTGTTGGCACGGGCCACTTTGCTCAGATGACGACGGGCAGACTTCGACATCACCAGATACTTCTGGCCGCCTTGGGCGTCCACAGCATCAAGGGCTTCGTCAAGAGCGCCCAGGTCGAGAGCGCCAGGGGTGGCGGCGTTCTCGATGTATTGGCTGGAGGTGGAGGGGATCCGGTTAGCCAGACCATCGAACTCAGCGGCGCTACCGTTGGAATCGCCGTTGATGAACAGAGCCTCGAAGGCCAGGCGCATTGCGCGGGTCTTGGCTTGGATCTGATAAGCGCGAGCCTCGGGGCCCTCCAGATCAACGATGGCGCGGTCAACCTTGATGTCACCACCGAACAGCTTCAGCGCTTCGCTTTGCTGCTTGACGGTGGCATAGCTTTCGGTATAGCCATCGTTGAAAGCACGGAAGCCCACGTCACCGAGGGACTCTTCACGCTTCCAGAACAGACCGTTGCCCTGAACTTCACGGAAGGGCAGGTTTTGGAGCAGGGGACCAGCGGCGAGCTCGGTGATGATCGCCAGTTCCTGGGGATTGGTTGAGTGCTTCTTGGCCTCAACGAGAGTAAGAGCCATGGTGTTTAAGGAAAGGTTGGATGATTTGGAGAGGAAAATCGCCTTCGGAATTTCACATTCCTTATAGCGCTAGACCCTCCCCGCTAGGTCATCACAACCAGGCCAGGGCTGGGTACTTCAATCTATATTACCAAAAAGTGGACTGCCCGAAATAATCCGAATCAGGTCAGTCCACATTATTATGCCGATCAGCCGAATGCACGCTGGAACAACTCGTCCCGACTGAGCGAAGAAAGGTCCTCACCGGTGACACCGTTGGAGTCGGTACCGCCATAACCGATACCAGCACCTGATCCTTTGTTACCTTTGAAGAAGGTACCGTAGATCGGATGGGTCTTGAATTGACCCAAGTAATCTTCGGGGTTGACGCGACGACCCGAATCCTTGTCAAGAATCGGATCACCAGCACTGTCGACCACGGTCACGCTGCCGTCGACCTCAAGGCGGAACTGGCCGCCAATTTGGTTTGCCAACATGTCGAAGAAGGACACGCCATCGGCAGAATCAGTACGGCCGCCAGCAGCAAAGAATACCTTTTCAAGTGCATAACGTTTGCGGAATTCTTGGAGTTCGCGATTAGCAGCATCAGCCTTTTTGGCAGCTTCTGCAGCCTGACCACCATACTTCTCTTCAAGCAGAGCAGTACGCTCATCAGCAGCAGCTTTTTCGCGAGCAGCGATAGAAGCCTCCTCCTGCAGCTTGCGGTATTCGTCAGGGTTAATCTGTGCAAACTTTTCTAGTTGCGCAGCTTTTTCTTTTACTTCTTTTTCGTAAATTTTACGAGCTTCGCGTTCAGACTTCAGCGCCTTCAGCAGGTTCTGAACTTCATCTTCGCTATAAGCCTTGCCTTCGGCAACATCAATGTTGTCGGGGCTGGTATTAGGCATCGCGCTTGTCTCAAGCGACTGTGCGTTGTCTTCAGGCATTGTGCTAGGCGTCACGCCTATAGGGCGAAATAGTGTGCCTATTTACGATTACAGCCTTGTCCAAACCGAGGTTGCAGCATTTGCGCCATTGATCCACCTAACGGCAGCTACGATCTCCTTTAACTCCCATTGACCTGATCCGTATAGCTCAGTACTCGACGCCGGTACTGGGCAACACTGGAAGGGCCCAGGACAGCCACTACTAATCGTACATGGAGTGCAGCCGCAGCAAGGCAGTACACAGCTAGCCTGTGAAGTATTGAACCAGTAAAGGGTACTGGGACCAGTGGAAGTTATGCCTCCACCCTGTAACCTAAAGAAGAAGGCAGCACGAATTCCGTCACCGCCAAATGGACTAAATACAAAGCTTCCTTCGTCAGTAGCAGTTGTTGGAACTCGAAAGGGAGTGTAAGTAATCCAGCCGTATCCGACCGGGATATCGGGGTCGCTATTGCTGGTTATACCAAGCTCATGATAAAGGTAAGACAAAGTGCTAAAGGGTGACGCGTTTTGCGTGCCGAGAATTGCCTTTACCTGAGGCGTGGTGTCAAATATTCCCGGGGTCGTTTTACCAGGCCCAGTATTTGTGCATTCTGTGCGAAACCCAATTACCGCGCCTATTGTTCCTGCGCAGAATGTGCCCGTCATTGGCCCACAACTGCCCTCCTTTACGCAATCGTAGCCATTGAATGAATATAGATTTATATTATTACTGCTATAACAGGAACACGGACTTTCACAATTGTAAACCTTTCCATCATTCACGCCACCACATTGCTTGCATTTGGGAACGCAAGAATTCATATCAGGGGGGCATATTCCCATTACTTAACCCACTTGTTCTTAGGGCAGAGATTTTTTGGATCTCCAGCAACCCAGGTCTTTGCTTCCATGAAGCATCCACACTCTGAGCATCTTTTTGAATCTTCTATAAAATGTGGACAAGTCTTGCACACTTCGTATCGCTGATTCCTTATCTCCTCGGAGACCTTTCCTTGAGTCACGGCTTGGCCTGCTGTCCGGAGAAAACCTTGCGCCATTGCCGCAATGCTGGGTTTTACTTTTGTATCGTGCTCGATCTTGGGTTTGAAATTCTGCGCCATCGAAGGGGCCGCTATGTTCCTTGATTTTGGCCAAGCAGAACAAGGGCCAGTGGGCAGCGCTCCCCCGCTCCTCAAGTCTTCGATAGTCTTTATCACAGAAAATACATGTCTGAGATATGGTACCGACTTAGGTTAAGTTAAATCTAAAGATTCCATTTGCGTTCCAATTTATTCGAAATACAAGTGTATCTTGTACGGTGACGGTTTCTCCAAAATTAACGACAAATAACGGGGGATCATCTGTTACTGTATCATTATAAACCATTGCATGAGTAGCCGATATGGATCCGCCAGAAGCTGTCCAAAGGACATTGTCCGCATCCCACATGGCATCGTTTGTAGTAACTTGGGTTGCCGTAACATTTGTCAATGCATATGCGTCTTGTGTGTAGCCAAAAGCAGTGGGTAGCTGAGTAGCTGCGGCATCGACTTGAGCCTTCGTGGTGTGAGCAGCGCCGAAGGTGAATGCTGAGTATAGATTTATTATATAAGTGTTGCTAGTAGAAAAAGTTCCAGCAAGTAACTTCGAAATGGTATGGTCATATACACTAATAGTTACGGCCATTTCTAGGGGTTGTTTCTTACTAGATAGCTTCCCTAACTCCTTACAAGCGGCAGCCTATAAGAAGTTAGGGAATGGAGCAGTTGGCGGTGTGAAGTTAGTCGTGTGGCGAGCAACGCCTTTGGTAATGCGAACCTCATCGTAGAAGCCTGTTCCGTGCTCACTTGAAGAGCCGCCCAAGGTAACCTGACTGAACGACGGGAGTGTTGCCGATAGAAAGCGCCCGACTTGGAGACTGCCGTTTGCATAAAGCTCCCAGGCATTGCCGTTGCGAATAAGTGCGATATGCGTCCATGCGTTTCTTATTACCGTGCCTCCTCCGAACGGACCAGTCAGTACCCCATTTATATAGTAAAAGAAGGCATATGAATTATTGCTTTCTTGTCTGATGGTCAGTTCTCCATAGCCGCCTGTTGTTCCGCTGAATGTAATCCATCTTGAGTATTGACTGGCAGCATGAGTAAAATATCCGAAAAATTCAATGGTAAAGTTGCCTGATCCGAAGGAATACTGACTACCAGTGACAGGAGCTGTTACGAAACTTGTAGTACTAGGCAAGGAAATAGAGGAGCCCCCAAATTTGCTTTGAGCTGTGCTGATACTGGCGATGCCAGTCGTTATAACATTTAAGCCATTTGGGCTATAATCTTTGATCAAAGTATCTCCGTTATTTCCATCAGCATGTAACAGCAAGGAAGTGTTATTGAAATAAGGATCTGATATATAACCACGTTCAGGGAATGCTGCAGCAGGTACGCTAAAGTTTGAAGTATAGCGTGCGACTCCTTTTGTTATCCTGACCTCATCCATGTATCCATTATAGGCATAGGTAGCATTCCCGATCTCGTCGTTAATCGTGCCAATTTGTACCGCAGGATTTGACGAGGGCCTGGAGATGCTGGCTACTGCAAAAGACTGAACAACACCATTCACAGCCAAAAACAGAGTAGAGCCATTGAAGGAGGCCGCCACATGCCCCCAGGAAGAAAGTGGGACGGTTGCCGTCGTTGTCGCACCTGCAGACGCCGTCCCTGTCCAATACTGAAAGTTTAGCCGCCCGCTGCCATCGAGCTGCATCAACCAATGAATACCGTTAGTGCTATTCCAGACAACAAGGCCACCACCGGCGCTGATAATACGCATTCCGTTTACTTTATAAGTAAGAGGATACAGCCATGCCTCAATGGTAAAAATAGATCCAATTAGATCGAGACTGCTGTTTATGCTGGCACCAAGGTAGTCTCCATTGCCATCAAAGTAACAACTGCCACCGCCAAACTTGCTGGGGGTGCTTTGAATGGAAGTATTACCACCCCCTCCCCGCGACACGACGACAGGATTTGGGCTGCTATCCGTAAACGTAGTACTGCCATTTGCTCCATCCATGTGGAGCAAAAGTGAGACGTTCGAATAATATATATCGCCCGATGTAACCAATGGTTCATAGGTATATGCAATACCGGAAGTTGTCGGGGACCTGATTATTGCGCCATCATTCCATGTTTGTAATGCAGTTCTTGACCATTTATTGGTACCTTGGCATACATAAAAATACTCCGCTCCAGTGCCTATCTGCCCCTCTCTCCCGGGCGCTTGGTTTGTCAGCAACTGATCGCTAAAAGTAGTGATACTTTCGTTTTGCCTCCATTGAAGGGTTGAACTGTCCCACTTCAGTACTTGATCTTTGAATCTAGTAGCGCTCGAAGTATTGACATCGTTGAGCTGGTCGATCCCCAGGGTGTCCCTAACCCAAGAAGTATTGGTTCCATTACTGGTTAGCAATCTATTATTGTTACTAGTCTGTAACGGCAGTAGAGCATTTAGTGCAGCATTTTCAGTGCTCTGCCCTGTTCCGCCCTTTGTGATTAGTAGAGGAGTTGCAATTTTTTCACTGCTTACACTGTTGCTGGCAAGAACACTTTCAGTAACGCTATTAGCATTTAACAGTATACTGGTTGGACCTTCTCCCAGTGAAGATACGGTAACGGAACCCTTGTTTCCATTGGACAAAACGCCCATGACTCGCGCACCGGTACCATTGGCGTCCACCGCAGCCAGTCGGGCTGAGCTACTCTGCGCGGATAGTACAAGTTCGCCCGGCAGGCATGCCCCTAGCTGCCCCTCCGAGATGTCTGACATGACCGTTTCTAGGGAGTCTGTCGTGTATTTTATCGCAATATTATCTTTTGTCATTTAAATAACAAAGCTGTTAAATGGTTCGGTCGGGACCGCAAAATTAGACGTATACCTTCCAACCCCCTTCGTTATCCTAATTTCATCCATATAGCCACCGAAACTGTAAGCCCCTCCTCCTAGCTCACCAAGACCAAGTGGTCCGCCTGAAGGGTAAAGAGACAGTGTTCCAACGTTATGAGTTGCCCCAGCCTGCACACCATTTACAAAGATTCTCATATTGGTTCCATTCCTTGATACCGCTACGTGATTCCATGCATTCTTGGGTATGTTAGTCAATCCTCCAGAGTACTGGACGGAGCTGGTAATGCCGGTGCCCAGATTAATGTAGGGCCCTTGTAGAAAAGTACCACCATCCGCCATATGGAACCACCAATCATACGATTGGTTAAATGTGAAGCCGTATTGGCCTATTATCGCAGCACCTACTGACGTGTTAATTACATACATCCATGCCTCAATTGTGAAGTCACCAGCTCCAAATGCAAACAGTGAATTTGCTGCTACTGTTAAGCCATTACTATAAGATCCATCGAAATAAGCGCTAGCAGTGCCAAATTTCTTAATCGCGGTCTTGGTAACAGGGCCAGTGCCGCGCCTGCTAACAGTAAGGTTATTAGTGCTTGCATCAGAAAATATCGTGCCGTTATCTACTCCGTCTCCTCGGATGAGAAGACTGACAGAGCTGATATAGGGGTCCGGGGGTCGTCCGATTTCTTCTGGCTTGTAAGTATTTACAGAAGACGTAATCGCTCTTGGGTAAACTTCCGCCGAATTCCAATAACTAAGGGGAGCTCTATTCCATAAATCTGTGGCTACGCAGCAGTATAGATACTCTTCATCAAATGCGATCTGCCCTAGCCGACAGGGAGAATTCGGTCTGATAGGCGGATCGGTAGTTATGTCTTCACGAACCTTCCATTGGGTTACAGAGGAGTCCCACTTTAGACACTGATTGTTCAAAGGGACAGGCGCGGCTTCAGTTATAGTTTCAACATCATTCAAATCATTTATTGAGTAAGATACAATCCCCCAGCTTGTATTTGTTCCATTGGTCAGAAGGCTCTTCCCGCTATTCCCAGACTGTGATGGCAGTAGAGCATTCAGCGCAGCATTGGCCGTTGTCTGTCCGGTTCCACCTTTGGCGATACTGATTGGTCCCAGTATTTTTGCATCAGTAACACTATTAGCCGCAAGCTCATTCGTATTAACACTTGCAGCATTTAATATAAAACTAGAGGATCCATCTCCATAGTTGCTAACAGTCAAGGATCCTTTGTCTTCATTGACCAGTCCAGTAGTTACCTGCCTGGGGACACTTGTGCTGTCAAGCGTATACAATCGTACCGATCCATTCAGCCTCTGTATGACTATCTCCCCGGGTACGCATGCAGCTAGGCCCCCTGGAGCAATAGCCGATGTTATATAAGAACCAGAGTCCGTCGCATTTTTTAATATAATTCTTTCCGGGAATACAGCCATCGGTCAATTGCGCTTCAATAGTATGCCCTACTTACACTCCCGAATCTTAACCGCCAAAGCACGTTCCATCGGGGTTGCACTTACCGCTTGCGCATTCAGAATGACAATTGCATTCAACTTTACAGCACGCATCTGGTAGACCTCCCACGTTACACTCCTCTACTAGATAAGTAGTAGAACCACCAGCGGTTATGAACCCAGTATTAGTGCAAGTGCATGTGGGGCAGCAGCTAGGGTAAAGCGATGACCCAGAAACCGCTGTTGATCCAGCGCCGGATACTGTAACGGAATGAGTTGTGCAATTATCCGATACACAGTCCACCTCGCATGGTTCGTCTATCAGTCGACCGTTTACTGATACTAGCAGGGCAAGGCTGCCATTCAGTCCGGGACTGCAATACCTCTCGCCAGTTATGACTCCACATTTGGTAAAATTTCTACACGGCCAGCAAATTGGATTTTCAGTCCATGATCCATTATCTTGGCAGAGTTGACAATCTCGAGTTTCGTCGCACCAGCATGGGCCGCCGCTTTGAATGACGCATTCCCCGTTATTATTACAGTAAGAACATTCATCGCACTTAGTGTTGTCATCGCAACCCTCTGCGTTTTTCCCAGCGTTCTTGTAAAAGGAATCGCAAAAGCTCGTACAGGTCCCTAGCGCTGGGCAATCGCCGCAATAGCACTGTACAAATACTGAGGTTGTGGCGGCAAAGCCAGCAGTAACGGCCGTATAGCGGCAGCACCTGCTTCCGCAGCAGTCCGCAGCGATGCCGCAGTCTGTACCCGGGGTTGAAGTGCCGCAACCACCACTTCCACCACAACCGCCACTGCCGGCAGGCCCTACGCCACACCCTCCTTCTCCTTCATCTGTTTCCTTTGATGCCGGATTGACGCACTTATTGTCTCTGCACCACCAACCAGAGGCACAATCATTGCTATTATAACACTTAGTTCCGCCAAAAGTTCCAAGTACGATCCCCTTATCCAGAAATACTTGCGCAGCTTTCTCCCTTTGCTGCTGGATGTCATTTCGCTCAAAAAAGTTAAGTAGACTACTCATTAGCCTGACGATGGAGAGTATAATAGAATGTTGGAATCTGGCGGCAGTCCTGTGTTAGGGTCTAGATACCCAGTAATGCTAATACAAGGTTTCCATGTAATTACTCCATCAATATCCACGGCTACATAGGTTCTACCTACGCTACCATTTACATAAAATACTATCTGCCCCTCCCTCGCCGGTGCTGAGCTAATTTCTTGAAATTCAGTGAAAGTTTGACTGACGGGCTGCGCTGGAGAAGCATTCTCGGTAGACACATATGGGCCCATGGTAGGTGACTCCTCCAGTTGAGCTCCCCACATATCTACCGCCGTATTTAGCGGCCAGCTATTCTCACCGCCTATCTCAATCATGATCTTGTTTTCATCCGGAGGGGTTCCGGTTATACTAAATCGCTGCCATGACGTGGTTAGACTAACGGTAGATTGGCTGATTATTGTTTCGCCAGCAAAGAGATCGCTTGTCTTCATCGATATCTTGAAGCCATTTAGAGTTGCAGAAGGGACCTTTAGGTAAACCGAAAAAGTATGAGGTGTAACCCTTCCCAGCCCATTTGGGTCTCCGAAATACTTTCTTAGATAAAGAGGGTAATAGTTGGGATTTGAGGTCACTCTATCTGCGGTCATCGTGCCAATTGGCGACGCAACTGAATTCTCGCTAAATGTAAAAAAAGCTATTTGACCAGAAGAAGGAACAGTCCAAGTGAGAAAATTTTCGGAAGCCAAAACATAATTTATAACTGTAGTTTCCGTGAAAACTGACGTAGTCGACGAGGTCACCAGTACGGGATCGGTAACCGGGAGGCTATATACTATCGGAATGGCAACCGTCCTAGCCTTAGTCCTCTCTATGGAAGAGGCTGAAATTATCGGATTTTCGATTACCATTATAAAGCCTTGATATATTTTGTTCCATCGCCACTTACGATGTAAAGCTCTACAGAATCCAGTGATCCATTATAAAAACCGACAAGCAGCCCAGGGCTAAGTGGTGGGCTTATCACCGTATCGCCAGTCGGCCTAGTGCTCAAGAGAGAGATAGTAGTATCCGTGTTCTCGGATATCGGTTGCGAACTAATAAACGAAGGCTGGATCGCCATAATTACCAGCTAGAATAGTAAACGCCAGCCGCATAACTCAGGAATATCTTTTGACCAGCCGCTATGGACATGAACCCAAGCGGTCTCGTTATATATTCCTTTTGATTATACGACACAACCCCAAGGCCTAATTCATTGAGCTTTACCCATGTCCCGGTCACGCTTCCCTCGAAATCACCCTTGATGGCCGGTCCGGTTTCCCTGCGCTCAATCTCCACGACCCTAGCGGCGGCATTCTCCTCCAGTAGCGCTTCTAACATTTCCATCAGACAGAATAATAGCCGAATTGTTTTAGGTCAAAATAAAGAACAGCCTGATTTCCTCCACCAAGATTAATCGTACTGGTGGTTTGTGCAACTGCAACAATTTGCCCACCGCCACTCGTAGCTGTTGCCACGGAAAACACAAGATTGTTAACCCCCGCCACGGTTGCACCAACCTGATTTAGAGTGGCTGCGGTGATATTAATCGTATCGCCAACAGTATAGTCATATCCAAAGTTGTTAGCTGCGACAGCCCAATCTGAAGTAGAGGCGCCGGAATTAGTAACAACTAAGTTCACTGTTAGCCCTTTTCCTGTGCCGGTTGTTATCGTCGGAACATTTGTGTAGGTTCCATTCACACCAGAAGGAGGTGCTGAAGAAACTGGGTTGAGCGTCAAGACGTTACCATCTCCGCGACACATCACGGCATGAGAGAATACCGTAGGCGTAGCCGAGCCATTGTGCGTAAATACTGCAGCCTTCCTCGCGAGTCCAATGCCATCATCCGAATAGCCAGCAACATCAGCCGATACAAATTTAAAAGTTTGCCTTACATAACCACCGGTGCCATAAACCACTTCTTGGCCCAAGAGACTTGAGTCAATCGTGACGCCCGGAGTATACGAAGTACCGGGGGCGTTAATCAGTCTAATTTCAAAGATATTGTCGACAAAGCGATTCGTAACCTGAGCGGTCAATTCAGCGCTTGATACCTTGGCCGAAATTGCCATCTTGCCCGAATACAATCAGCGTAGGATTCCTAACGGAATATTACTAGCCAACGTTAAAGGTGAAGATTCCACCTGAGTTCCATATAACCTTGAACTGTGTCCCATCCCCCGCAGTTTGCACGCCATCAAAGTTGATAAATGCTAAAGGTAGATCGCCAGCCGTTTGATTGTAAAGAATTCCGAATGATGCAATGATCGATCCACCCGAGGCGGTCCAGGTGACATCATCAGCATCAAACTTGGCATCATTCAGGCTGCTGGTCACCGTCACGTTGGCCAGTAATCCGCCACCCGAGGTGTATCCCGTTCCAGATGCAACTTCTGTCTTCGTGATACCGGCAAGGGTTGCGTCCGTTGCGTTAAATGTTGCAGCGGTGCAAAGCATCACCCGATAGTTATCACTCGACTCGTTGGAACCATTGGCAAAAAGCCTAGAAGTATGGTTATACAGCGAGATAGATGGTGCCACGGAATTGTTACTTTTGCGTATAGATTTCCTATAAAGTTACCGTGGGAACGGATTCGGGAAGGCAGTAGTGGGTGGAGTAAAGTTGCTGGTATATCTAGCAATTCCCTTGGTAAAGCGACATTCATCCATGTAGCCATATGGGCTGTTGGTAGTACTAACGCCTTCCCTTCCAAACTGGTTCCACGAACTCGTCTGATTAGTACCAGTTTGATTCGTTACGGTAGTAGTCAGGGTGCCATTAAGGAAAAGTCTATAAACACCACTGTTTCGCGTCAGGGCAACGTGGTGCCAGCTTAGCAATGTGTAGGTAAAAGTTCCAGTTGCTGTACCGGTATTGGTTCCAGGATAGTAAAGAGTGCCATTCAAGAGAAGATCTGGAATGGCTACGCCCGAGAACAGGGTTTGACTAATGCGCCATCCAGCAGTGCTGCTCGCCCAAAGACGGGTGGTTTCGGTTTCGAATGGATACCACCAGAACTCTGCCGTGAAATCACCAAGGCCGGGGGACAGATGTCCGGAAGGGTCGCTGTAAGTGAAATAAGCATTAGTGGTATTACTGAGGTAGACTGAACCCGCCCCAAACCTCTTGGTTACCGTAGATATTGTAGCGTTTGCGCCGATTACGCTCGTGGCGATTGCCTTCTGGCTGCTATCGGTGAAATTGGTGTCAAGAGTCAGCATTAAGTTAGTACTACTCCAGTAAGGATCTTGCCATCCGCCGACGAAAGAAGGTGCCAGCGGCACAAGGTCGGTATTGGCCGGATACGGCAGGAATACAACATCACCTATGGAAACCCCTGGCGTTGGGGCGTCAACCTGAGTAGCTACTAGGGGCAGCGGATCGACAACGGCTCCGGCGCCGGTCAGGATAGGTGCCAAGCCGTTAGTTTCAATGCTCGCGGAAGGAGGCGAAACCGAGGCGCCCGAGATAACAGTCGGGTTCAGTAGCGGCACGCTAATAATAGTATTAGGTATCGACACCGAAACACTGACTATTGGAGCTGTAAAGAAATTCGGGAACAGCTCACTAATTATAATAGTTGCGCCCGCCGTTACCAGCGATCCATTGGCGTCGATCGGGACGGACCCAGTAGAAGTAGTCCCAAGCAGATTTCCGGGTGCTACCACCAACCCGGAAACGAAACACATGAAAGTCGTATAAAGATCAACTTCCAATGGTTCAATAACACTTATTATCGATCTAGATTCGTCAAACGGCAGTAGAATCTTTGTCCCAATGTCCACCTGAATAACAAGGCTGATTGGACCAGAGCTTACATAGACTTCATTCGCTATAGATGGCGGTGCTGCGGGGCCGACAGGAGGTGTCGGCGGGTCGCCGTCTAGGCTTGGCGTTGAATTACCGGAAAGATTACTCGACAGGACCAGTGCGCCATCTGAATTGCCTATCCAGATACCATTGGTTACGACGCCAGTCTCCGTCGCTGTTACGCCCCAGGAGCAGCCATCCATTCGAAGCGCAAGGATTCTATTCTTTTCTTGGTCGCAATACCTGAACGGCATTCCGGGGCGCCAGTTTTCAATAATTTCGGGCCTTAACGATTCGGCAATCGTATATCCAAGCGCATCTCCTTTTATGAATCTAATTAAATAATTACTATAGGTATTAACTATGCCCGCCAACGTATCTTTGTTAGCAAATAGTAGCGGTACGGGTATTGCATCTCTCAATATATAAGGACCAGCCCTGTCTACGGATTCTTGGTATGTTGACGTAAAAATCGGATATTCGGACGATTGTTCAACTGTTGAACTATTGGATGGACTTATCCGGTCTGGGGCTATGGGATTTGCAGTAATCGTCCTAGATGTCCTCCTTTGAACCGTTACAATTCCATTAAGCGCATCCAGTGAAGACCTGTAGATTCCAACACTATTGGAGGCGACTGAGCTGTAGGTTGTAGTCGTCTGAATATTACCATCTCCAGAATACAGGTAGTCTGTTACAGTTCTTTGATCTCTGAAGAAGACTCCATTTGGCGAGGTTACGGCAACGGTTGCGACAGCATCATTGATATAAAGAACATCACCGTCTGGTAAATCGTCGAAATCGTTCCTTACGATATAGGGTTGCGTTCCTACCGTGGTGTAGCCCACAATATACAGCCCCCACTGGCTTATACTGGCTTCAATAGGCCAAACGTTGCCCTCTTGCGTGGAGATATATATAACAGGATAGTTGCATACAAGTTCACGTCCCTTAATCGATGCGTTGTATTGCCAAACGCAAACAGGGTACTGTCCTGCGGCTATACCCATTATTGCTGGCAAGCCAACGGAATTCGAAGTTGTTAATACTCCATTTGAGTCACGTTTTGATAAATAAATCAGGTTGCCATTGGTATAGTAAAAACCATCTTGGGTTTCTATTTCCTTTAATGTCGTAGCTTTGTTTCTATAAACCAAACCAAGCCCACTCCCTTGCCGGATATAACTTTGCGTAGTACCATTGATATAGTTAATTGGCCTAAACTCTTGAGGTAGACCATCTACGACTCCAGCTCTCCAGTCAAATGGTTGGGCAGCACTTAATATATTTGAATAACTGTCTTGCACAGTTTGAACAACTTCCCCCGAGGGGCCGTAATAATTATAAGATTCATTATACGATTGCAGGACTTGTTCCATGCCTTCAAAGGCACAAGTTCCATTCGGAAGACAACGAGTGGCCCAGGTGTATCGACAATAGGCAAAAAGGTCTGAGAAGTACTGACCATTCAATTCAACTGCGGGACCCCATTTCTCCGTTATGGTTTTCTCGCCTTGGGATGCAGGGCCAGAGTAATAAGTCCTTGATATTTCCTGAGATTGAGCTGGCAGTATCGAGGGCTCCTGCTCGGTTCTGTAACCTTCGTTGCAGGTGATAAGGTCAGGATTGTCCCCTGGCTCACCAGGCGAGTTTCCGCAACCGCTAGTTACTCCGATCCCAGTACTACTTGAACTACTGCCACTTACGGCAGATAGTCCGGTTGTAATTCTCCTAAATAATGTCGTCGGGTAATTTAAGAAATAATAGGAATCGGTTACAGTTTCGTCTATCTTCCCAAGTTCATTTGATCCAATGGCTCCTTGTGGTACCTGAAAGGATAGGAGCAATGTATCAGGGATAGCGCTGCCGCCGAGCATTGGTGATGCGGTCAATGCAGTGACGCCTAGGACGGATGTCCATTCGCCAGGCGCTGCCGTATCATTTACATCGCCATCAAAAAAAGTTACAACTTGCAAAACACCTTGGTTGTCCTGATAGAGGCATTGCCCAGCAGAAGCAAAGGACGCTGCGCAGTTTCCAAAATCTTGCCGCTCCAGTTCTAGCGGGACCGGAACAAGTGGTAATATTTCGTCTACTTCTTCTGTAAGGGCGGACAGGGTTAGCCTGCAACCAATACTAAGCTCTAGGGACCCGCTCTCGGCACTGTAGCCGCCAGATATGACATACAGATACCCCCTAGGGTGTCGTGTGACCACACTGGTCTCTGGATCCTCCAGATCAAGGAGTATGATAGTTCCCCTTTTGAAGGCATTGCGGTTATAATCGCCTAGGCTGTTGCCGTTAGGGATCTCGCCAAGAATTAAGGAACCGGCTGTCTGAATAATACCATTCTTATTTGCAGAAGAATCAGTTACTGTAAATGAAATTAAATTATCTGTATAGTCTACACCACCAATAGTAAGAGAGGATACCCTTGTTTGGTTGACAAGATACGCCACTTCTTTAAACCTCTGTCAGGCCAAACGAGACCAGCATGTCAGCCCCGCCGAATTTTGAATATGATGGAGCGGTACTGAAGACTGCGTTAGTGCTCAGGGTAGCCCCAAACGTTTGATCAATCACTCCCAAAGCTACAGATAGGCCCGCACTCCGGTCCAAGTCCCATGCCTTGTACATGTCATCAAAGTCAGCAGCAACTGCATTGGCAACAGGGGAACTGATCGCCCATATGTGGCGCTGAGATCTGGCAGGACCGGTGAGAATCGCACTTCCGTTAACAGAAAAGGAGAAATTAGTAGATTCCGCCCAAGTTCGAGGAAGGTTGTCGTCTATAAATTTGTCAAATACAAAATTATAAACATCAGACTCCGAAGAGGTAAAAGATACAGCGATTACTGACATCTTCGGAACAGCACTTGGCTAGTTTGCCAAAGGAGGAAGATTTGCTAGCGCTCGATACTTGTTAATATTTTCGACCGCATAACCGCCGAGGTATATATGGGTGCCCCTGATGAAATTAGCCCTAAAGGCACTAACCCTATTGACGGCAATTGCAAAGACTTCATCAAACTGGTCAACCAGCATCTCTAATGCAGAATAATCCATGACTTCTTCAGCCATAGCTCTTTCCGCCGCCATCCTGCAATAGGTGAGGCAATTCAATAGGTCCTCTTCATTCATCTCTTCTGGATGACAATCGGGCAGAAGGGGGCCTTTCTCCGCTAAGGCCCCATCCCACATCGTCGCTGCAATATCTTCTGGCGATCCGAAAAGAAACATGATTACCGGTACCTGTTGCGCTTGATTTTAGTTAATTGTACCAGAATATCAGAAGCTGACCTTGTCGGGTTTTCAGACTGTATCGTCACGTTGTTTGTAACGCGCCCCTGTGCGCCCCCAAGGGCTATACCGAGGGCTTTGGCGAGAGAGTTGTCCGACCTGGTCGAGGAGCTCCTTACAGCCGCTGTAGCGCCACTATTGACGCGCACACCGCCGCTGGGTATATCGAGGCCCGCAGTAATGTGTGCAGGAATAACAGTACCAGCACCAGGGGCTGTCCATTGTCCCCAGGCGGGGGCATTGATATGCGAAAGTTTACCGGCATTGCTAAGGAATGCTTCCTGACCAAGTTCGTTAACCGTGTACCTCATGCCACCTCCCACGGGACCGCCAGCAAACTTAGGAACTGATGGCGTTGTCCCGGCGCCTTGACGGTATGTCGAGGGTGCGCCTCCGGTACCAGTGCTATTTCTGTAGGTGGGCGAAGGGCTAGAGCTAGGCTTGGGGCCAGGCCTGTTCCGCAGCTCTTGATTTATCAATCTTTCGGTTGTTAAAATATTATTCGCAATCGCCAGCGAGCGTGCCATCTTATCATTGTAGGTATCTCTTTCTCTTTGCAGTTCTACTTCGGCGGTTTTTAGCTCCTTTGTTTTTGCCTTTATCTCGTCCTGCAGCGGAAGGATGATAGCTTCGTACTTCTTGGTTGCTGCCTCCCTGTCATCTTCTGCCTTCTCCTCTGCTTTTCTGTTTTCTTCGCGACGCTTATCTATCTCATCTTGACTGGCTCCGATTTCCTCCTGCCTTTGTATCTTGCGGGCGTAATCAGCCTCTTCTCTCTGCAGCAGTTCAGCGGCCCGTGCTTCCTCTTTCCTTGCTTTTTCTTGGGCTATTGCCTCAAGCTCTTTCTCCTTCTGGGCTTGAATTGCTGCAATTTGCTTTTCTCTTTCCAGCCTCTGAAGCTGAGCCTGGGCTTGCAGTCTTTCCCTTTGCGTTTCTGCATTAGCAGCCTGTTTTTGCAGCTCGGCCTTGTCCATCGCGGCCAGTTGGGATTCCGCCGCAGTGGGGCCCTGTAGATCTCTAACCCTAGCGTCATATACCTTTGAAACGGCAGCAGCCAGCTTGTCCAGTTTTGCTATTTCTTCGTTATAGGCTCGATCCCTTAGTTGACGGGTTCTTTCAAGTGCTTGGTCTTCCGCAGCATAGCGTTTTTGCGCAGCGGCAATTGTCCTTTCGTACCCACCTATCTCCCTGTCGTTTTTCTTCGTAATGGCTTCAGCCGCCTTGTCTATCTTTGCTATTTCTTCATCCCTAGTCTCCTCTGCTTTTTTGATAAGGGCGTTATTTCTCTCTTCTATTGCCTTTACTTCCTCTCTTAGTCTTTCTACCATTGCCGTCGCTTGCTTGCCCCTTTCGGTGTACTTGAAAACATCCACGCCCGCTGCTGCTGCAACGGCGAGAAGTGCGACTCTGTTTGCATTATTAGCATTTATTTCAGCCTGTATAACTGCTATAGCAGTCTCTCTCTCATCGTTTGAGTCTGCCCTGGCGGCCTTTTCGTTTTGTAGCGCTACGAGCTGTGCTTTTAGGGCTGTTCCGTTCGCGTCATATTGCTGGAGCAGTATATCCGTAGTGTCTGCAAGTTTCTTATTGTCCTCCGCAGTTCCTTTAGATTTGGCTGCATATTCTTGAAAAAGTTTTATATTTTTAGCCATCGCTGTATTAAACTTATCTTGCCCTTCGATGGTGGCAAGGATCTCCATGTTATATGATGCTGCCTCAGAATTTAAATTCTGCCATCCGGGAATTAACTGGCCGAAATAGTTCACCGTGCCTTGTATGGCCCTGGAGAGACCACCCTGCCTATCCGCAGTCTTTTCGGTTGCTTTTGCAGTGGCCCCCAGCGCTGTTTCCACAGTCTTGTAAACACTCGCAGCATCCGCCAATTGCTTCTTGGTCCTTTCGTTTACCGCATTGGCTGCAGCGGTTGACTTAGTGTAATCTTCAATAGCCCCGTAAGTGGTTTGTATTGCGGTTGTAACAAGGCTTAATTTACCTGCTATTGCCGCAACCTTGCCAAATTTTGCTAAATTAATATAAGCAGCCCCCAGTCTTTGCGTATAAGATGCTGTCGCGCTAGTAGCGGTCCTTGCCGCCTGGCCAGAGTTGACCAGCCCTCGGTTAAATGGCTCCAATAATTTCGCTGATGCAGCCGCCCGGCCGCCAGCATTTTGCGCTGCCTTCGCATAAATTTTCCAATTTTGGGCTGTACTAACGATACCACTACCAACGTTCTTCAGGCCCCCGGCTGCACCCTTTGCGCCCTGGACAAATGCGCCCAAGGAAACTTTGCCAGTTATCAGGGACTTACCAAATCCTAGAACCTTGCCCCCGGCCCCTAACGCAGCCGTGCTGATCGCATCCACAACACCCAATACACCCGCACCCTTGCCACCACCCGCTGCAAACGCGGCCAATCGTGCAGAAGTCGACCCCGCCGCCGTACCGAGGCCCAATAGAGCTTTTGCCGAATTGCCAAGCGAAACCGAGAACAATATTGCCGATATTGTCGCCTTAGCTAAAGCGGCGACCAGTAAGCCAGCAATTATAACGCCAAGAGCCTTGGCCACTGGCTCGATAGCCAGCAAGCGATTGAGTAAATCAGCAAGCGGATCGATGACTTTGAGAAGTATTTGAATTAATTTTGTTAGTACTTTCAGGAATTCAAGGAAACCTCCGCCAATCGTGGCAAGGATTCCTGCAAGTGCTTTTGCAGTCTCACTTTTTGCTAATGAGGCAAACAGATCAGTGACAACGCCCTGCAGTTGAAGTATGACTTTAGTTACAGGCTTGAAGGTATTCGCGAGCTGTTCTAAGGATAACTGATTGATGGTTGCTATTTTTGACTGAATTTGCTGGGTCGTTACTCCAAGAGTCCCAAATGCACTAGCTGCATCGAGGGCGCTGGTGCCAAGTTTACCATAGACCAGTGTAGATTTATCGAGTAGTGGCAGCGTCTTGAGCAGTACGGCATTGGTGATTTCACCCGCCTCGACCATTTCGCCAAACTTTTGTACCGTAACGCCAAGCGCATTGGCAAAATCAACACGGAAAGCTTGGTCAGCTTCTGCGATCTGCTGGTTTAGTTCTTCTGACCTAAGGGCGCCTTTACCAAATGCTTGGATGACCGCATTGGTAACCCTTTTTGCTTCATCGGCAGACTTGCCGAATGCCGCAAATCGCGAAGATAGCGCTTGGGTAATCTTTGATACCTCATCTAAAGAGCCACCAGACTGTAAGATTACAGGCGAAAGCTTGAGGAATCCTTCCCTGACGGTATTAAGATCAACACCAAGATTTAAGGCAATGCGACTAGATTCCTCTAATGCTTTCTGCCCCCCTGCGGCCCCTTGGCCGATAGCCTGGAAAGTTAGGCCTATCTGTTCAACGCCTTTCAATGCATTGATAAGTGTATTAACAACAGCACTTACCTGCTGGACAATGATAGACAGGCTTTGAAATCCGTTAACAATATTACTGATACCTTGAGCGAAAGATTGCAGCCCCTGTAAATTCAGCCCTACTTTGACACGGTCCCAGAACGAGTTAGCGCTCGCTAGCTGTAAAGCCCTGTTTACCTGCTGTACCTTTTGGTTTTGAACCTCCCATTCTTTGTTTACGCTTACGACCCTTTTACCATATTCGTTAGTCGTTTGGGCGAATTTGCTAATGGCATCTCTTTGTTGTTTGTAGGTATTTAATGCTTGCTGTAAATTGGTTTTACTGCCCGCTTGGATCCTGTTTGATCTTTGTAGCTCAGAATTAAGCAGGTCTACTTCTCTTACTGATTCCTTCAGTGTTTGTACGAGCTTGCCGTCTTTTACCTCGACTACTACACTGGCAGTAGCCGTAAACCCAAAGGATTTTGCCAGCTCATTGGCTACAGGCTTGCCGCCAGCTTTTAGTGCATCAAAGACCTGCCGAAGTGCCGCCTGGTTAACAGTAGGCTCTAATTCAAAGCCGATCTTTGGGGCCATTGAGCTTAAATATCTTGTTTAGACTGCCAAGAAAAAACCCCCGTTTCCGGGGGTCGTTGATTCTGGATGTTGTCTAACTCAGGGGGTGGGGCTGGGAGCCGGATTGGCGTCAAGGTCAATCTTATAGGCGCCATATCCTTGAAGGGTGGCTTCCCAAGAAACGATCGCGCCAGCCTCGATCGATTCAGTGTAACCCGACAGCGTGCCGTAACCGTAGATGGTCTCATCCGTACCCGTGGGGCCCACGCGAGCGAACTTCACCCGCAGGCTGTCAGCCACAGTGTTCTGCTCAGCCAGACGCAGAATCTGGTAACCGGCATCCTTGAAGTCAGCCACGCCCGAAAGGGAGATGCTCCAGGTCTTGGATGTGGGGATAGACAGGTTGAAACCCTTGGTTTCGTCGTCATAGGTGACGATTTCTTCCGAGTTGGTATCGGTTTCCAGTGCAGCGTTGGTCAGACCGTAGAGGCGGGCAACCTTGTCCAGGCCGTCCATGTCGAAGGGGGTGCCGGCAACCGTAAAGACGCCGTTAGCGTAAGAGACCGAGGCACTCGGGCTGAGCACGTTAGCGTTGGTGGTGCCAAGGTTGATGAAGGCAGTACCGGCAGTGCCGGTGCCGGTGGTGATACCAGTGAAGGAGGTATCCACATCGGCAGAAGCCAAAGGCATCATGTAAACATTATAGCCAAAGGCCGCTGAAAAGTTTGCCATGGGACTGATTTAGCGGGTTGAACCCAAGCGAAACGATAAAGCGGTTACCCCGCTATTATTATTTTGCCAAACTATTGTTATTCCAATTTTTAGGCTGTCAGGATTGGCGAATCACTCGGTATCAGTACAAGGGTTTGAACTAAGCTGCCAAGGCCATCAGATGTTGCCACTGTTTCCACAGTAGTTGCCTTGCCAAATATTTCGACCATCCTTTTCGCTGCATTCACCATTGTGGTACCTGTTGCAGGCGGCCATACTATTAAAAATACCTTCCACATGATAATTGGATCACTCGCATCGGTTACATACTTTATATTAGTAATATTTCCGGAGTCATGTATAACCACTTCTAGACCGCTCTGTGATTTTAGGTTGGGCAGATCAGCCCCTGGCGTTAAAATGCTAATTGAATCTATTGCCGTTGCATTCTTTGCAAAAGTATATGATCCGATAAGCGACATGAATGTTGAGTCGCCAGTCAGTGTATCAAATATTACATCGGGGGTGGTGGCAAAAGTTTGTGTCACAACCGCCTAAAAGCATCATAATAGCTTGCCTACAGAAGGTAAACTAGTTCGAACAATCGCATAGTAACTATGTCTAGGTTACAGTTATCTGCGCTTTCCGTGATTGTTCAAAAGAATCTGTAATCGGATGCTTGTTCGAGCCACGGACTTAACAGTTTGGCCACCGTATGAACGCTCCTCTGATTACTTACTTAACATGTCTGCCCTCACAAGCAAGGAGGCGCGACGTATTTGGCGTAGCTCAATAAAAGAAGCTTGGTCTAATCGTTGCGCATACTGCGGCCAGCCACCCATTGATGACAACAGTCTGACAATTGATCATGTTAAACCCCGCTGTCGAGGAGGTGAAGATCGTAGAAGTAATGTGATTCCAGCATGTGTTAGCTGCAATCTTGATAAAGGGTCCTCCCAGGACTGGTTAAAGTGGTACCAAGAACAGCAATTTTACAATATAGAAAATGAGTTAAGAATAAAAAATTGGCTGCTGTCAGGGATGGTTGTGCCACCAATGGCTCCGCTTGAAACAGATGACTATTTCACTGCTAGCGATATGTCTTCTGCCGCGTAAACTGCTTCCTTGAACTTGGGCACGCGAACCCTTAGTGATTTGCCGCATAGGGACCTGACTTCGACAACGCTGTCGGAAGCGTCCATGTTGGCGATTAACATGCCCGTACAGTAGCCCTCCGATACAGAAGGCGCAAGGATCACGACAGAATCGCCAATCAGGGCTAATGGTTCCGGTGGCATTGCCTTTTCTGCATTTACTTTCAGCTCCTTGTAGACGAACAATGCCCACGATGGCATCAGTCCCATCTCTACCAGTTTCATTGCCGCTGCACCATACCTGCCAGCCGGTCCCTTGGTCTCCTCTGGATCTCCATAAAGGCAGAAATCCTGAATCGAATACGGGATTTTGTTTTTCTTCCTGTCCCTGTTGGACTCGGCTGTTTGCATCATCATTAATGCAATAGGCCTTTCTTGGTCATGCAGGCTACGACGATACAGTTCTTCGCTTGCCTGTACCGATACGATGATGTATTCGTATGGTTGATTCCAGAAATTGTCGCCGTCGAATTCAGTTGATCCCGGGAATCTGTATTTTAACGTCCAAAAGTATTCATGAAACGGAATTATCCATCCGCCTTCTTTCGTACTGGCTTTTTTTCGAGTTCTTCAATCGTTACTTTTTCGCTCTCTCCTATCATTGCCTCCAGCTTTTCTACTGATTTGTTTTCTTCGTCTTGGTACAATTCAGAAAGCTGGCTGATGATATCAGGATGCACTTTAGTAATTTCGGCAATGTCAAAATCAGGGTCAATTCGTTGCGTAATTAATGCAAGTGCCTGCACCATTTCTACTCGTGCCTGTACCTGCAGCATTTGAGACAGTACATCCTGTAATTCCTCGGCGAAATCACTCGTGACACGCAGGCACAAATCGTCATCATCGCGGCATGTGCTAGCCATCGCGGAAGAGACGCTATTATAAGCTTTTTCTAGAGGGACATCATACTGACGGGCGACATCCCTGGCTAGTTTTATCATTATAGTTGCACTTGAATCGGACTGCAAATATTGCTGAACCGTATTACGCTCTCCGGCAGTTAAATATCCACGTCGCTCGACAAGAAGAATCCCCGATTCCGGCGTTCCAATCTCCTCGATAATCGGCTCAAGTCGAGGCTTTACGACAAAGGGTAGATTCGCCACTTATTTCAAAACAAGTGCAATAGTGTACCATCAGAAGGCTTGTTCGATTGCCTGCTCATATATGCTCTCGAAATCAAACTTAGGTACAGGTCCTCCACCCAAAACAACCGAATCCAGCCATGGTCTTCCCGGGACGTAGATTTTTTCGGCGTTTTGATTACCATAGGG